AGACGCTGGCGATATTCGCCGCGCCGCGGGTAATAACCCAACACGATGCCCCGCACCCTCTTCTTCGCGGCGCTGAGGCCGGCGCGTTCGTCCGTTATCTCAATAACATCATACAGCTGCTGCCCGCAATTTACCGGTATCAACACGCTGCCGCTTTCTGCCTCTATTTCCATCCGCCTCAGGTACGCCTGTCCGCGCTGCTCTACTTCGGCCACGGTGGTCAGGTTCCTGTCCCCGACCTGCCTCAGCCGGTCATATGCCCGGTCTATTTCTTCCCATTCGAAGCTGTCGACGAGTATCCTGCCAGTATCATATCCTTCCACCTGTACCCGGTTCGTCTTCAGCATCCCCCGCCGATATGTCCCCTCGAATATATCGTGTCCATCACCGTAGCTATAGACCGTCACGTCATCCGCCAGGGGATTGACCAGGTAAGCCGTGTTCCCCTCAATGAACAGTCGGTCCGGGACGAAAGACAGTAGCTTGATAACTACCTCCCGCCCGTTATCCCCCGGGCTTACCGTAAAGTCCGGGTAAAAAGCGACTATCGCCGTAGATTCTGATTTTACTTCCAGCCTGATACCCACCCGAGCGAGTATAAACGTGATAATTTCTTTAACGCTGGTATCGTCCGTCGTCCTGTTCCACCGGAGCTGGTATCTGGCCTGCCACTCGCTCAGGGCCCCCCACCCGTCCACTGCCCGTAGTATCAGGCTGGCTTTGCCGCCGGAGCTGGTATGTTCGTAAGACTCCAGGAAAAAGCTCAGTCCGGCGCTGGACTCGTTTCCAGCGGCGGTCATGTAGCCCGGACTGAAATCTATCTGGCAACCGTTGTCAAAGAGAGCCAGGTCGTCCCACCCCGGCGCGGCGTACTTTCCTCCATCACTAATCAACTCCACGGTAAGGCTGCCCGCCGTTTCTATGGCCTCCTGCCGTAAGCTGATAACGTCCGTCGTCAGGTCGAGTTTTTGGACTTGCAACGGGGCCCGCCACACCCCAGCGGGACTGGCCAGCCAGTCGTAATCATTATCATGGGCCATCGCCAGGCCGTACTCCGACGACAGGTTGAAAGGCGCCGGCTCCCGCCAAAGGCCTTCGCTAAATCCAGTGCCGGGAACAGCATGAGTCCGGAAAGGCCGGTTATATGCCTCGCTGCCGGAATACCTCTCGACGAAGAAACAGCGGCTGACATCCGTCCTGTCCAGGAACGGCTGCGCGTACTCGAAGTCGCCGCCCGATGGCGCCGCGATAACCTCCTGCAACCCAGACCAGTTACCAGCCGGGACCTCCCCACCGTCACCGTAAGTCAGGCCCCATAATTTGAAATTTCCGGAAGTATCCTGACCCGTCACCATCAGGCACCAGTCCCCATCATAAGCACAGGCCACTCCGGAAAGGTTGCCGGTGGTCTTGTCCCAAGCGGCCTTACTCTGCCACGTACCGCCGACATACTTTTTAACGTAGAGAGTGCTCTGGTCAGCGAAGAATATCGCCAAGTCGCCGCCGGGCTTGTAAGCCGCCGCCAGACCGTAAATAGCGGTCGTCGATGAGTAGTCGAACAGCTCGGGACTGCCCCAACTGACGCCGGAATTGACGCTCTTGATACGCCTTATTTCACGGCTGGTGTTTATCCAAAAAATGGACACCTCCGCCCCCAGCGAGGCTGCCGCCACCACCACGGCATTGTACCGACCGGTATAGGTCCACTGGCTGAAGTCACTCTCCAGCCCGGGTGAAGCCACCCGCTGCCGGTAGAGCTTGCGCGCGTCGTCCGGCGGCGTTATCCTGGCCCTGATGAACGACCCATCCGCCGGCACCGTCAGAGCGTGAAAATAATCGGGTTCAGAGCCGGTATAGAGTCTGACCCATTCCTGTCTGACGATCCCCCCGATTTTATTAACGGCTTCGACTTTGACATAGGGAACCGCCGCCACCTGCTTCTGAGTATCTAATAACGTTGCGGTAAGTTCTCGCATCTTTTTACTCCAGTACGCCGCCGCTACGGGCTGTAATCTCTCGACTGATTTACGACAGGATTGTAAGGCTGGTACAGCGAGCTGACTCTTATCCGGTTGTTCCTACCCAGCCTCTTAAGTTCCTGCCGGAAAAACTTCAGCTTCTGGCTGCCCCACTCCAAGTATTCTTTAGATGCTATCGTACCGCCGGTATTGACCCGGTTGATGGCATAGACTCCCCACTCCGTGGCGGCGTAGCCGCTGGCACCGGCCGCGATGATATCCTCGTATTTGGCCGGAATGGTCGAACCATTGGCGTCCAATGTATGCAGGATGCCATAATATATATAGCAGTTAGTGCCATCCGGTTCGCTGCCGCTAATAATGTTCAGAGTATCCCCCCATACCGTAAACTGCTGGTAGTCCGGTGGGAAAGACGCCAGCGGGTACTCTACCGCCTCCACCATTATCCGGTCCGTCAAACTCGAGATATCCACCTCACGCGAGTCGCTGGTGGTGGGCAGGGCAGCCCTGGCCGGCAGCGGTACTTCCTCGGAAAATTCCCTTACTGCCCGGTTGATATGCCGGGTAAGCTCTTCGTCCGTCCAACGATAGTTGCTGCTGTCCTGGTCCCGCAGGTCCTGCCTGACCAGGGTAATCATTTCCGGTAAATTCATAAATTCACCCCCCTTGATGGTATTCCTGAACGGCCCGCCCGGCCAGGCAATTTCATTTCCAGGCCAGTTTTCGAGGTCCCTATCAGAGCTTTCAGCGCGTCAATACTGATGCCAATGTCGCTGCTGAGGAGCTGTTTCAGTCCAACAATCATGCCGGTGTCATTACCGAGTCCGGTCTCGCTCGCAATAATTCCAGCGACCATTTCCGCGGCATCGGCCCCGGAGCCTGTCTCCGCTGCCAGTTTGGCTACGATTGACGAGAGCACACTCTGCTCGATACCGCTGCCAGTCTCGGCCGCGACGATAGCCGTTATCAAGGCCGATATCATATCGCTGCTACAGCCGAAGTCAGGTAATGTCAGACTCCGGCCTGAAATGTCTTCTGTATCTGAGCCGCTGTCGCCTTTTGTGTGTTCTGCCAGCGAGGCAGCCACAGCTTCGATACCCGCCCCGGAATCAAAAGAAGTTAATAAAAAGGATAACAGGCTCTGCTCGGTGCCACTCCCGATATCGGCTTTAGCCAGGCCGACCAGCAGCGAAGGCCCGGCCTCCGCCCCATCGCCCGATTCTCCTTCGATTATGTCTGCCAGCAACGCCGAGCCGTCGGCCCCCGAGACAGCATCCGCCGATATCTTCTCGGTCGCCCCACCCGTCGAATACTCGATGTGTATATAAGATGCCCTTGCTCCCAGACCATCATCAGTATTGTCATAGGCATAGAAGTCCTGGATGTCGCCGTTATTGGCGGAACCGTCATCCAAGTGAAGTATCTGGATGGCCTCGTTGGAGTAGTCGTAAGAGTCAACAAGCTCCTGAATAACATCGACGATGGGAGGCGAGTTAACCCAGCCTCCGCCGGGGTCGCCATCCCAATCTACACCGGCGGTTGTCGGCGTCCTGCCAGTTACATCCGCCCAGTTAGTCGGCGCCGCCGGGTCGTTCTGATCGTCGGCATATATCTTCGTCTCTGGCGAACCCATTGAAGACCTGTCATAAAACGTAAGATAGGCAACATCAATCGCGGCTCCCTGCGGGATGGTAATGCCGTCATATCTGTACCAGGAATTGTAAGACATGTCATAACTTCGACCCGCTAAAGTACGGTCGAAGTTATTACTGTAGTTGTATCCAGAAGTCCAATAGCCGTCATCTGCACCAGCCCCGACCTGGATATCTATGGCATCCACAAGTCTCGCGGGGTATTCCTTAATCTCAAACCCAAACTCAAGCTGCCCGTTTTTATACGTCCACTCAAGTAACGATTCGTTCTCCTTGGCATCAAGCAGATGGGCGGGGAGAATACCCAGCCCTTCCTTCGCCTTGAGCAGGGCCTCGATATCAAGATTGGTGTCAATATCAAAGGTCAGGCAGTCAACTGCCTTCCCTTCAACCTTCATAGGGCCAGCTACCGTCATAGGCAAATACATACCAGTGTTGGTAAAGAGGAACTCCAAGCTACCGAAGGTGCTCTCCATCCTGATGGCTGAGGGAATGGCCTGTTTGGTCAGTTTATCCGCCTTACTCGTCACGGCTTTACCCAATGCCGCGTAAAGAGGGTGCGGCAGGAACCTGATATATTTCGACCGCTCATACTTATCAGGGCAAAACAGGCGGGTGCCGTCGTCTTTGACCTCGGCATAATACGGCGCCCCTTCGACGTGCCAGCCGCTGGAGTCCCGGATGAGCCGCGGCTTGATGTCCTGCCACGACCCTCCGGGCTCCCGCATTTGTACCGCTCCGATAAAGGCGTCCAGGGAGTACCTTTCTGCACCGGATATCCTGCCCAGGTAGGTTGTCTTGGAGTTCTTTATCTCAATCATGGTTTGTTTGGCCTTTGTGTTTTCCTTTTAGCTTAAAGTGATGCTGACTTCCAGTGTCCAGGTTCCGCTGGCTTTCGTCCCCAACGATTCCACTTTCCGGTTAAGGCACGTACCGCTTGTTGCCTGCTTAACCACCCACTCGTTCCAGGTGAAGTTCGCCTCGCTGTCCCCGAAGCTGGCCTTGAAAGTGGCTTGCTGACTGGAGGAGGTGGGGTAGCCGGAGTCCATGCCTTTGTAGGCCTTATTAGTGCTCGCCTGGAGGTCCGTCTGAGTAGCGTCGGCCGCCGTGGTGCTGTCACCCACGCCTATCTGGGCATTGGTGTTATCGAAGTGGTTAGACGAGTCGCCGGCTAACAAGTCCCATATTTCGTCGATGCCGCTGTTAAGCAGGAGGTTGCCTTCCCCGTCAATGACCTCATAAGGCTGGAAAAGCTGGTGGAACTCTACTTCCCGACCCCGGAACGGCTCGATGTCTTCATGGTATTTGCCAAGTCGGAACCGGCATTGCCATCGGGCTGATTCTTTTCTCTCCATTTTTTCCTCCTCGATGGGGGCCCCGGCATTATCGAGACCCCCTCTGATTATTTTTGTATATCGGGTTTTAGTCCTGCACGCCGATAAGAGCCGCTGCCTTGATGGTGCTGAACAGCGCCAGCGAGACATACCATTTTACGCGCGTTCGAGAGGCATCCTTACTCTCCAGTGAGCCGATGGGCTCCGCCTGGATGTAGCCGGGGCTGGTGAGACCGCACAGGGCGCCTTCCCCGAGCTGCACCGCGAATATGGTCGAGCAATCACCGCCGGTGGTCCCGGTCTCCACGCCACCGCTGAGGGTATGAGTGTCCAGTATCCAGTCGTTGACGCCGATGGGCACCCCATCCCAGAGCTGGATGAAGTTACCCCACCGGTCCTGGTTGGTCTCAATCATGCCGCCAGCCGCTCTGACCAGAGCGTTTATCTTACGCCGGGAGCGCCGGCTCATCAGCAGCAGGTCCGGCTTGCCACCTTTGACAGCGTCGATAAGCTCGTCCAGCTTGTCCAGGGTCAGGGTATCACCGGTATCCGCCATGGCTATCACCTGGTCGCCGGCCTGCTCCGTATTGATGAGCTTTCTCAGCCCGTCGAACTGTTTGGCGCTGGTGGCGGTATCGCCGTAGATAAAAACTTCCTCGAACCTCTGCTGGAGTGCCTTGGCTTTCAGCTCGACCACGGCCGCTTCGAGGTCCTGGATATTGCTGCGCGTGGCCTTGAGGAAGTTGTCCACATCGGCGTCACCACCCATGATTTTCAGGTTGGCCGTCACCTGCGCAAAGGTCGGCGTTGATTCCACCCAGGTATCATCCACGTCGTAGAAATCGATGCTGGGCAGGGCGTTCTCCCGGTTGTAGGTCAGGCCATTACCCACGATTTCGATGAAGGGCAGCTTCTGGAGCACCGGCGAGTCTTTGACGATGGTCTCCACCACCCCCTGCATGAGTAAATCGTTGGAGAGCTTGGATGCTTCCGCTAGTGTTAATGCCATTTCTTTTCCCCCTTTTTTGTCTTTAGTATTAGTTATTCG